AAATTCTTATTGAGGTTCGATACTAGAAACGGCTGGCACGAACAAACGTTCACGTCCAAGCCTTTTCAAAGTTCATAGGAGATAAACTATGGCTCAACAATTATACTTTAGTAGAGACTCGAAACTCTATATAGAATTTGATAGTCAAGTGTGGGAAATTCCTGTACTGGATGGATTCAGTTTTTCGCAGTCTACTAATACGTCTGATATTACGCTCTCAGAAATGCAGGGCGCAGACGGAATCAGCCGTCGAGGTCGACGACTTTTTACAGACTCTCTTGCTCCCGCAGAGTGGTCTTTTAGCACATACATACGTCCGTTTTACACCGGCAGTGAGCATCACGCAGTAGAGGAAGTCTTGTGGGCAATCATGGCAGGTGCTGATAAGTTCGGAACCGTATCTTCTGCAGGGTCTATTGATACGGCAACTGTATCTGATTCTGCTACGGATCGCACTGCGGGCACTTATATTGTAGACGCCGATGATACTACTTATAGCGGCTCCGCAGGAACAGGTGCAACTTTTCAGTTAACTGTGGGTACTGGGGGCGGAGTTACTGCTGTACAAGTAGTTAGTGGAGGTACTGATTATACTGCTTCAGAAACTTTTACAGTTCCAGGATCTCTAATAGGAGACGGAACTGGAAACGCAACGGTAACGGTTGGTACAGTTGACGCAGGAAGTAGCTATGCTTTTTATAGAAATTCAAATGTAGACGCAAATTCAGATTTTGGCGAATTTGTTTCAATGCCTACGGATACCAATAATACTATTAATTTTGGCCAGTCTAACCGGTCAGTACTTGCTGTTTGTAATTTATACTTTGTAATGGAGACAAGCACTTCTAAGCCAATGGTTTATAAGCTTGAAAATGCTCAAATTAATGAGGCTTCGATTGACTTTGATGTAGACGGTATTGCAACAATTAATTGGTCAGGTTTTGCAAAGAATATTAAAGATAGACAGTCTGCAGGTGATGTAATTGCCAATACTACAGCTTTTGCTTCACAGGCAGGAACAGCAGGCCAAATTCACTTGAAGACCGATAGCGATATGCAATTCTCCCTGTTTACTTCAACAGGTACAGGTACTGGAGTAACTGCAGTTGATTCTGGAGTTGACTCTACCGCTAACTTTATTCGAAATCGTCTTACTCAGTGTATTGTAAGTACTACTGATACTGCTGCATTTGGCTCTGGAGATTATTATCTAACTCTTACGGGAGGAAATGTTACAATTTCTAATAATATTACTTATCTTGTTCCGGAAGAACTTGGTAACGTAAATATTCCAATCGAAGGGGTAACAGGGGGTCGAACAGTAACAGGTAACTTTACTTGCTACTTAACTCTTGATACTGCCGGAGCAGATAAGGGCTCTTCTGTAGATTTGTTTAATGATATGACAGAGTCTGGGGCTGGCTTGGATAAAGTTGTAAATGATTTCCAAGTTACTTTCCAGATTGGTGGAGCTACTGCAAACGTTCCTCGCCTGTATATTAACATGCCGAAAGTACACATTGATGTGCCAGTTCACTCAGTTGAGGATGTTATCTCTGTTGAGACTGGATTCGGAGCTTATACAAATGACTTTGACAAAGCAGATGAATTTGTACTTACTTATTTTGGTGATACAGCTTCTGCAAATCAAGAGAGCTATCCTTAATATAAAAATAATACTACTTACTAAACCCGCTTCGGCGGGTTTTTTCTTTCCAGGTGTTAAAAATAATTCTTGACATTTTTCCTGCCCTTCGATATAATATGTGTTATAAATCAATAAAAACCTTTAAGGACTAACTATGACAGACAAAAAAGAGCCTATCTCTCTCGCGAGTCTTATGACTCCAAGTAAAACAGTAGCAATTGATTTTCCTGGATACGAAGGATTTACAGTCAATTTATGCCATTTAGCTCGAGAAGAGCTTTTGAATCTTCGCAAGCGTTGTTTAAGCACTAAATTTAATAGAAAAACAAGACAGCCTGAAGAAGAGATAGATGATGATAAATTTTTAGTAGAGTATTGTGCAGCAGTAATTAAAGGCTGGAAGGGATTAAAATTTCGATACCTAGAAGAGCTTCTTTTGGTAGATGTTTCTAATCTTGACCCCGATGATGAACTGCCTTATACAAAAGATAATGCAGAACTTCTAATGAAGAATGCAAACAATTTTGATACTTGGGTAACAGAAACAGTAGGTGACCTCGAAAATTTTACCAGCAACAAGTAGAAGAGCTTCTTCATCTACTTGAAAGATATGTAAAAGAGGCATCTTCTAATGTAGATGTTGAAAAGTATCTAAAAATTTGTGAACAGTTAGGACAAGACCCAGACCCGTCTAGAATGCCGCTCGATTCTTCTGAGTTTCCAGAGGAAGTTCAAGTGGCATTTTTTGTATTTAGTCTCCTCTCAGATAAGTGGGATGGAATGTCAGGAACTTACTTAGGGAAAGACTGGTCATCTTGTGAATATATTTTTAAACTACACAAAATAAGTAATACAAAAGATATATTTTTTATTATGAAATTATGGGAAGGAGTAGTTATGAAATATAGAGCAGAAGAAGCAGATAGAAAACGAAAAGCAGAAGAGAGAAAGAATAAGTCTGCAGGAGGTGGAAAAAATTACACCCATAATGTGCGTGGCTAATGGCAAAAAATAAGGTAATGATTGACGTAATTGTAGACGATAAAGGTACTACAAAACGTGTTGCTGTTGACGCTAAAAAATTAGGCGTGGCACTAGATTCTACTGCTAAGTCTGCGAGAAGCACTGATCGCCAGCTTAAAGGAACTGCTCAAGCCTCTGCAAATTCTACTAAAAACTTTTCAAAAATGGCACAAGGCATCTCAGGAGGTCTTGTGCCTGCATATGCTGCTTTTGCTGCACAAATTTTTGCTTTAAGTGCTGCATTTAACTTTCTGAAAAGAGCGGCAGATTTAGAGAATTTAAGAAAATCTCAAGTTGCCTACTCGCAATCTACAGGTGCAGCAGTTAATACTATAACAACTAGACTACAGCAAGCTTCTCAAGGAATGTTAGGATTTCAAGAAGCTGCTCAATCTGCTGCAATTGGAGCAGCAAAAGGGTTTTCATCTTCACAGCTAGAAAAACTTGCAGAAGGCTCAGTAAAACTATCTAATCGTTTGGGTAGAAGCTATGAAGATACATATGATCGTTTAGTAAGAGGTATTTCAAAAGCTGAACCAGAACTTCTTGATGAATTAGGAATTACATTACGGCTTGAAACTGCAACACGAAAGTATGCAGACGCATTAGGAGTAAATGTAAAAACTTTAACAGAAGCTCAACGAAGCCAAGCAGTTTATAATGAAGCAGTAGAACAGATGAATCGACAAACTGTTGGATCAACTAGTGATGCCAATGTTTTTCAAGCACTACTAAAAACACTAGAAGAAATACAGCAAAAAATTACTGAAAAAATACTCCCTTTATTTTCTTCTTTAGCTTCTTTTATAAATAAGAACGCTGATGCAGCCGCAGTAGCATTTACAGCTCTTGGAGCATTAATATTAGTAAATATTACAGGATTGACGCAAGGAGTAAAAGGGGCTTTAGCCTCTATATTTACATTTGCAGGTTCTAGTATTGGACTTGTTGGTAAAACCGCGTCTTTAACAGGTAAACTTATTGGAAAAGCCTTGGATCCCGTTATCCAAGAAATTAAAGAAGCGGAAGACAAGTTACTAAAAGCCGCAAAAGATTCAGCTAGTAAGGCTCAAAGTGCTGCAAAAAGTCTTGTAGGTCAAGGAGCAAAAAGTACAACTTTACAAAAAATTGCAGAAGGTGTAGAGGTAACTCCACAAGCTCTCGGAAAACTTAGAAAAGATTTAGCAAGAGTTAAGAAGGATATACAAGAAACAGGAGAAACGGCTTCTGCCGCATTCGCGGGAGCAACAGTAGAATCTATAGAAGCTGTAGAAAAAGAGTTAGAAACTCTTGGACGAACAAGTCTTACTACGGGTCAAAAAATTAAAAAAGGAATGGCAGTAGTCGGAGCAGGAGCTGTAAAAACTCTTAGACTTTCTGTAACACTTGCATCAATGGCTTTGAAAGGATTAGGTGCAGCAGCTAAATTTACAGGAGGAGTAATTAATAAGGCAATGAGTCTTGCTATGAAAGGAACTTTTCTTCTTGCGGGAATTCAAGCAGCATACGAATTATTTCTTAAACTTTCTGAAACTCCTTATACTTTCTTAAAAAATATAGAAACTGTTGCCAAAAAGATAATAAAAGTTTTTGAAGCTATTATTAATTTTGTATTGTCTGGTGCAAATAAACTATTGGAAGCATTAGGACTAGAAATACGAATACCAAAAGCAGATTTACAATTTTTAGTGGATAATATTGAAAATTACTCTGACAAAGCACTAGAAGCTCTTGGAACTAGTCGCGAACAACTTAAAGTAAGAGAAGATGAAAATAACAAAGCAAAAGAACAGATTGCTTTAGAACAAGAAATTAATGAGAAATTCAAAGAAAGACTAGATCTTGTTAGAGCTTTAGCTAACGATTTTGAAAATGCTACTCTTGAAACTTTTGAGCAAAAAGCAACTTTTATATCTGGAATTGATATTCAAGAACAGCTTCGAGCTTATACAGACTTAAAAGAACGAATACAAAAAGAAGTAGAAGCAGGCAACTCTCTTAAAACAAGCGTACCCGGGCAAACAGGCTACGCAGGCTTAGCAGGTATAAGTGAAAATGAAGAGCTGAAAAAATTTAGAGAGGATCTTGCGCTAACAGAAGATAATATTCGAAGAGCTTTAGCAATATTTCCAAAACTACAGCAAGATATTTTAAAAGAATTAGGTGATGGAGTTTCCTTAGAGGATGCTTTTGCAGATCCTGAGCTTTTCGAGCGGTTAGTAGCTGAGTATCAGAAAAAAGGTCAAGTGATTTCTGGAGCATATCTTTCTGGATTAAGCGGTATAAGGCAAGGCCTTCCTCAGTTAATGACAGATTTAAGAGGTGGAAGCATAGATACTGCTGCTAGATCTTTATCAGATATGATTGATAAATTAGTAAAACCCGCAGATAGGGCGGCGATGTCGGTGAATGAGCTTTCAGTCGCTACAAAAGAATTAAATGACGCTTTAGGCGTAGATGCGACTGCTTTACTAAAAACATTACAAGAGTTACAAAAAATAGAAAATGCCGCACAAGATGCACTAAACAGTATAGCAGTTCAAGAGCTTTCAAACAGGCAACTTCCTGGAGCCGTTGGAAGACAAGCGAGTTTACAGACCGCTACGGGAAGAGCACAGCAAGAATTAATACTTGCAGAAAATGCACTATCAGCATTTCAAGAGGCAAATAGTGGAAAGGGCGGATTGATAGAGACAGATCCTGAGGCATATAAAGATCAAATTAGAAACCTACAACAAACGATAGATTTGGCAACTGAATCAAAACGAATTGCAGAAAGAAATCTAACTGAAATTGGACAATTAGGAAATGCAGTTGGAGATTCTTTGGCCTCAAGTATGCAAAGTGCTTTTGACGGACTTATTCAAGGAACTATGTCTGCAAAAGAAGCTTTTGGAAGTATGGCAAAAAGTATGTTGCAAGCAATTGCAAAGGTTATTACAGAACTTCTTGTTGCAAAATTAATAATGGCTACTTTTGGGCCAGGGGGTCTTTTCCCTGGAGTAGGCTCTTTCTTGGGATTAGGTGCAAGAACCGGCGGTATATTTGAGCAAGATCCTTCAATGCGTTACGGCGGGGTTGCAGAAAAAGTACAAGCATATGCGGGAGGAGGAATTGCAAAAGGACGACAAGCAGGATATCCTGCAATTCTTCACGGTACAGAAGCAGTTGTACCTCTTCCTAATGGAAAAGAAATTCCAGTACAAATGAGAAATGGCTCTGGACAGACAAATAATGTTACCGTAAATGTTAGTGTAGATTCAAACGGCAATGCCCAGCAAAATACTTCTTCTTCAAGTAATCAAGGAGCGGGTCTTGGAAATGCAATTGCACTTGCGGTACAAAAAGAACTTCAAAACCAAAAAAGATCTGGCGGAATACTTAATCCGTATGGAGCTGCATAATGTCTAAGCAGTATCAATTCAAAATAACTCATACTGATTTAAACTCTATATTAGGAGCTACAACTCCTCCGAGAGCTACTGATGGCACTGCAGATATTACAGTAAGTGTTGATAGAGGCTTTTCAAGACAGATAAGTAACTCATTATTAACTGCAAAATTTGGTGATGGATATGAGCAAAGAGCTTTAAATGGTATAAACACAAAACAGGAACAAATTTCTGTGTCTTTTAACAATAGAGATTATAAAGAGGGTAATCTAATTGCAGCTTTTTTTGATTTAAAAGCAGGACTTAATTTTAATTTGACTGTTACTAATACTAAAGATGTAGAGTCTTCTTCTCCAACAGAAACTACAGAAACTATAAAAGTAACTTGTGACGAATATAATTTAGTTTATGTAAATGATTCTGCTGTTTCTATCCAGACAACTTTTAGACGAGTATACGAGCCTACAGCATGACCGATTTAATAGATATAGTACAAAAAACAGCATTAGACGATGCTTTTATAGAATTATTTGATATTACAATAAGTTATGGGAATAATCAATCCGTAGATATACATTTAATAGATGGGCTAGACCCGGATAGTTTAAATATATGGATGCCTTATGAGCAAAGTAATGGGACAAGGATTTGGGCAGAATATTTAGCATGTCCTATTGCTATTGAAGGAATATCAATAGATAGTGCTGGAGCAATTTCTAGACCTACTCTTAGTATTGCAAATATTGCTTCGATGGCTCGAAGTCTTTCAGACTATTCTGCAACGACCCCAGCCAATAGTGACGGTTTCGAGAATGAAACAAATATTGATGCAATATTAAAAGGGTTGAATATAGTAAAAAATGAAGATGTTCTTGGCTCTATAGTACAGTATAGAAAAACTTTATTAAAAAATACATTTGTAAAATCAAGTGATGCAGGGTCTCCTGCAGTAGATAGATGGTACCCCTATGATCACCCGACAAAAACTGGAGACGGAGCCGGAATTTATGACATAAATGATACTATTCCCTCCGCAATAGAATTTTCTCCTCAGCGATTTATACTTGATAGAATAGCTGGAGAAACCAACATAATCGTTCAGTTTGAATTAGCAAATCCTTTAGATGTTCAAGGGTTAAAAATACCAAACAGATATGTTATTGGTAAATACTGCCCTTGGGAATATAAAGGAGCAGTAGCGGGGTCTATAAAGTCTGGGTGTCCTTGGAAGTCGGATATTTATACTACTAGAGGTAATTTTAGCCAAGGCACATCGTATTCTAGTAATGATGTTGTAGTAGATAATGGTCGAAGATACTATGTAATTGGGGACCCGTCTAATGCCGGTGTCGAAGAGTCTGTTTCAGCAGATAATCTTGCCCATCCAGGCACTTGGGGACATGGACCTTGGTTTGATATTGATAATGCTAATACTACAGAGGCAAATGATAGTTGCGGTAAAACAATTCAAGCTTGTAAGTTAAGATTTCATCCAAAAGGCACCGCTCAAAATTCAAATGGCGACACTATTCTTTCAGCACATCAAAATACTGAGATACCTCTTCCTTTTGGAGGTTTTCCAGGAAGCCGTAAGTTTAAGTAATGCTTGAAGAAATACAAAAACATTTCGAAAAAGAATATCCACGAGAAGCGTGTGGAGTTATTGGAATTGTAAAAGGAAAAAAAGAATGGTTTCCTTGTACAAATGTTGCAGAAGACGAGGACGATTTTATTCTCTCCTCCAAAGATTATTTTAATATTGTAAAAAAATGCGATATATTTGCAATTGTACATAGTCACCCAGATACTTCAAATGAGCCTAGTGTTTCTGATATAAATAATTGTAATGCTCTGGGAATTCCATACTGGATTTTTAGTTACCCTGATATGGAACTAAATATTGTAGAACCTGAAGAAAAAACGCATCCGTTAATTGGCAGAGAGTATAAGTTTGGAGTACAAGACTGTTTTGAAGCAATGAGGGATTACTTAAAGAGTCAAAATATTGATATACCTCCGAGAATACCTTTTGAAGATAACTGGTGGGATAAAGAAATTGATTATTTTTCAGGAGAAATTATAAAGAAATGGGGAGGAATTAAAATTCCAATAGAAGATATACAAAAAAATGATGTTCTTATATTTAAAGTAAAACACGATGTTCCAGATCATTGTGGTGTTTATATTGGGGATAATAATTTTTTTCATCATGCAGAAAATAGATTGTCTTGTAGAGAGCCTTTAGATAGATTCTGGATAAAAACTTTAGTAGGAGTATATAGATATGGAGCGTAAAGTATACCTGGAAGGAGAAATAGCAAAAAAACTTGGGTCTGAATTTACAATTTATGCAGATTCTGTAGCTGATGTTTGGAGATGTCTAAACTGTAACTTTCCCGAGCTTCGACAATATCTTATTGAGTGTCATGAAAAAAATATAGGATTTTTATGCAAAGTCGGAGATAAAGGACTTGACGACGAAGAAGAAATGCTGCTAAAAATGAAAGAGGGTGATATTTTTATTTCTCCTCAGCCAGCGGGGTCAAAAAGCGGTCTTGGAAAAATACTGGCGGCAATAGCTATTGTAGCCATTGCTATTTATGCACCTTATTTAGCCTATGGAGGTTTTAATGGTCTTGCCTATACTGCTGCTTCTTATGGGGGATTTGCTGGCGTTGCAGCAGGGGGTCTCGCTCTTGGAGGCACTTTTAGTCTGATAGCATTAGGAGTAGCAGTAAACTTAGCACTTACAGGACTTCAACAAATTATGGCTCCAGACCCTTCATTGGATATACCTGAAAATGCTGCGGAAAATTCTTATCTATTTCAAGGGTCTGAGCAAACAGTCTTAGAAGGCGACCCTGTACCAGTAGTTTATGGACAGCTTAGAGTCCCTGGAAGACCTATAGGATTTGAATTACGAAATAAAGAAAACGTTTTTAGTAATTACTACTATAACGGGGGCTATTCTTATATGCCAGGAAATTTAAGATATTATTCGCAGTATGTGCTTAAGTAATAAATAGGAATATATAAATGGTCACACCTGTAAAAAGTAATCAGCAGCATATATTTATTCATGATGCAATTTGTGAAGGCCCTATAGACGGGCTTTTATATGGAGAATCCTCCATATTCTTAAATGGAAATAGAGTTAAAGATCTCGATCCAGATGCTCCATGGACTCCTACTGAAGGTAAAATTAAATTTACTAGTAGTAACGACTTAACTGGAGCAGTCACTTTTCCAAATATTCCATCAAATTTTTCTGGTACTCCAAAAAATGATAATTTTTTAGTATTAAGAGATGAAGGAATAACAAAAAGCAGTGCACAATATAATAGTAATGGTACTATTACAATTACTGGTAGTACTAATTTTAGTGACTATCATGTTACGGCGAAAGAAAGTGCGACATTAACAGGAATCTATTATAATGGTTCCGGCACTTTTACTACTAGTGTGGCTTCTTCCGGCTCGGGGTACACAAGCGCCCCGGGAGTTGTTATTAAAAGACGAACTTCTGCTAGTCCGCTTACTTATGAAGTTATTACTTCAATAACTGCTACTACGACTGTGAGCAATGGCTCTGTAACTGGATTAACTTTTAGTAGTGGTACTCCCGATGCAGGAAACTACATATTTGAAGTAGAAACCCCGACAGATATAACTAATAGATTTATAGTATTAGCCAATCCGAATACAAATGAAGTTATGTCTGTAGGGGAGGGAAAAGTATCTGGAACCTCATTAATATTTATACCTTATACAAAATATTATAATGATAGAGATATATGGCTAGTAAATAATAATATTAATTACAAAGTACAAGTATTAGAAAGCGTAAAAATATCACAGATAGACAGTATTAATAATATTATTACTCTTGAACAGGCCCCTTGGATGCTGGGATTCTACTCTCCGAGTACATCAGATCCTGCAGAGTTTAGTTTTACAATAAGAGGAGCTACTGCACCTAGTCCTGATGATTTTGAGGCTGAAAATCCATCTTCTTCCAATAATTTTGTGGCTCAGTTTAGAGGTGGAAGTACTTTTCAAGATCCTATTGTTGAGTTAAATGGTGTTGGAGGAGGTACCTCTTACACAGGAGAACTTAATACTCTTCCAACCACACAGCTTAAACAGATTAATTATAGTGTATGGAATAGCGAAAATCCTGATGATATATTAGATAGAAATGACACAGCCTTCAAAGGTTTCGGAATAGACGGTTATCCAGAAAATCAAAGTATTAATACTGAAGGTGCCATATCTCCTATTGAATTTTCTGCCAGTATTTTTGGGGATCTTAATTCCGTGGTTCCAACTTTAGATGAAGTTAGAATCTCAATAGCCTATCCACGATTGCAGTCCATAAGAAAAGATAATGGTGATGACACTACTAATTATGCCCATTATTTAATTCAAATAGCAAGAAAAGCTCCAGGGGCTACAGGATTCGAAGCCTATAAACATGCTTTTACTTCCGCTGACGGAACTTCAGTAGGTATTATACAACACGCAGGAAATGATAATGGTGCAATTTCCTTTGAGCATTATATTGACTTGTCGATAATTAAACCCTTTGTAGATTTTAAAATAAGAATTTTTCGTTTAAGTCGGCATAAAGGTGTGGGGATTGCCCAAGGAGGTGGAGATGCTCCTTCTGCTTGGGATACTGACCAAGGAGATTCAACTAGTAATATCTCTAATATAGTTGGAATAAATACTGATAAATTTTCCTACCCTTATACTGCTCACGCGGGTCTATTCTTAGATTCAAGAGAGTATACTAGCGTTCCTAAAAGAAGCTATGAAATTCGTGGAATGAAAGTAAAAGTTCCGTCTGGGTACTTACCTAGAGAATATAGTACTGCTACTCAATCTAAAACATTAAACGGGGTTAGTTCAACTTATACTGTGCCTATTTATCCAGACTTTTGGAGTGGCTCATTTAGTACAGAACTATACTATACAGATAATCCTGTCTGGATATTTTTAGATATTATTACAAATAATAGATTTGGGGCAGGAGACTGGGTAAGTTTATCAGATATAGATATATATTCTTTATATAGAGTGTCTAAATATTGTGATGAATTAGTACCAGATGGTAAAGGAGGGTTTGAGCCTCGATTTACTGCAAACTTATACCTATCTAAAGCTACTGATGTTTATAAAGTTGTAAAAGATATGGCCACAATTTTTACATCTTTAGTGTACTGGATGGATGGTAAGATGAGCACAATACTTGATGCTCCTGGAGACCCAGTTTATAGTTTTTCTCGGGCAAATGTTATTGAGGGTACTTTTGCGTATGAAAGCACTGGACAAAAAACCAGAACTAATCAAGTTATAGTAACTTGGAATAATCCAGAAATAGGATATGAGCCTACCGCTCTTATTGTAGAAGATAGACAAA